ACACTTGTTGATTCTGAGGGCGGCTTCCTGCCAACAGCGCAGATTGTTAACGAGATTCAGGAGCGCTCTTACGCTACTGGCCAATTCGTTCAGGACTGCGACGTTCAACCGATATCCGGTGCCAACGATCGTTTCACTTGGCGCGAAGCAAAAGAAGACGACCGTTCTACCACTGGGTCTATCATGGGCATCCGTGCGTACCGAACCAATGAAGGTTCGTCCGTCACAGCTTCACAGTCTGAATTCCGCAAACGCGAGATTGCTGTAGAGGACATGATGATTTATGTCCCGGTCACTAAGCAGCTTCTTAGCGATTCTGTTGGGCTTGCTTCGTTCATCAATCGTAATGCTCCCAAGGCGTTCGACAAGAAGCTCGATAAAGAGATTGTTCGTGGCACCGGCGCTGGGCAGTGTCAGGGTATGCTTAATTCCGCTGCCACTATCGAGGTTGCCAAGGAAGGAGGACAGGTCGCAGACACGATCGTCAAAGAGAACATCGAGAAGATGTATGACTCTCTTGATCCTGACTATCTCTCTGGGGCTAAATGGTACATCAATCCCCATGCCCGCAAAGAGCTGCGCAATATGGTTCAAGCAGTTGGTACTGGTGGGAGCTCGGTGTATCTGCCTGAAGGTTCGGTTGCTGGGCAACCGTTTGGTACACTTCTTGGGCTTCCTGTCGTTCCAGCGAACGCCTGTTCAAAGCTTGGTGACAAGGGCGATCTGATCCTTGCCAACATGGACGAGTATTTGTTGGTTGAAAAAGGAGGCATTGAAGCTGCCGAGTCGATGCACATCCTGTTCCTTACAAATGAGATGGCGTACCGCTTCACCGCCCGTAACAACGGCATGCCGAAGCCAGCATCGACCATTACTCCTGAGAACGCGAACACTGGCGAAAAACTCGCCTCGTTCGTCACCCTTGCGGAACGCGCGTAATTAACTGGGGCGGCTTAACGGTCGCCCCATTATAAAAAACTAGGAGAGAAAACAACATGACTTTCACTCAACAGAATCAAGTCGCTCAGGCTCTTGTCAGCGCCGACATCAATGGTGCTGGGGCTTCGTCCGATTGGGTCAGTCTCGAAAATTACGAGCACGTCACATTCCTCGTGCATCTTCACACTCATGGTGGTGCTTCGACCGTTACCGTTGCTAATGCTACATCTAACGCTGGCGCTGGCACTGTGGACATCGCATTCAACTACCGTGTCACCGCTACCACCGCTGTTGATGACTTCGGTGATGTTACCGCTGCCACCGCTGCTGGCTTTGCCACTGATGGTGCTACTGTTAACCAGGTTGTCGCTATTGAGATTGACGCTTCGGAACTGACTGACGGAATGAGCTTCGTCCAGTTTAAACTTTCTGATCCTGCAGCCGCGATGGTGGTTTCTGCTATTGCTGTCGGCTCGCGTGGTAAGTCCCAGCAGAACGCTGGTATCAGTCTGCAATCTTAACGAGAGGTTTAACCGTCATGGCGCTTGTTAATTTGCACTCGTCTTTCCATGACGGCGAGCGACTTCATCCGGGTGGGATGTATATCCAGATTCCGGATGAAGTCCTCGTTAAAATCCTTCAGGAGACGTATGAGCCTGAAGGTTTTAAAGGGAAGATTAAGAAGAAAATCAGTCGCAAGAAAGCGACTTTGAAATAGTAGCGGAGCCACCGCAAAGAAAAGTGATTGAATCACTTTGGTTGGTGATGGTGTTGATGGTTGGGTTGTTACCGAGATGGTTGGCACTTGGGATCGCGAAGCATAATTAGCTGATCGGCCACGTGCCGAAACAGTAACAGTCTCCGTCCGCCTTATATGGCTGGCGGGGACTAGTTATAAGTTAATGTCCCCTTCTGCTTCGGCTTAGGGCAAGCCCACCTAGGTAGGTGGGCTTTTATAAAGGAAATATTATGGCATGCTCCAGTGATAATGTTGTAAACAGCACCGGTGCGTAATGGCATTACAAGCTAAGAACCATGAACGTCATCAAGTCAAGCAAGAGTTCGTCGGGCTATCAACCGATACAAAGCCAACTCTTGCTGAAAGCCTTGCGGGTTCCACGTTATACGAAACCGACACCAGAGAAAGTTACATCTGGACGGGGACCGTGTGGAGAAAGCACATCATCACATCAGCAATCACGTTCGGTGATAACGCATCTGTTGACGCTTTTTCTAGGCAACGTGTGTCAGAACCCGTCACTGTCTTTGAAGCGAAACATATACACACCGATCTTGATGATCGGTTCGACTATGTAGTTACAGCTGGTGGGTCATACGCTTTCGTACCTGAGGCATCTTCAGTTGACCTAACTGTTGATACGACGCTTGGTGCGTCGGTGCTTAAACAGTCACGTCAGTATATTCCGTACAGCCCCGGCAAGTCGCAGTTCATTGTATCAACAGGCCACTTTGCGGCAGGGAAGACAAATCTATACCAAGAGTGGGGATATGGCGACGGTAATGATGGCATCCTCTTAACGATGACGGGGACAGACGTTGCTGTGCTTCTTCGTACGTCAACATCTGGTGCTGTTGATAACACCAACAGCGTCGCGCAGAGCAACTGGAATCTCGACCCGCTCGACGGGACAGGTGCGAGCGGGATTGTACTTGATAGTACAAAACAGAACATCCCCACCATAGATTTACAGTGGTTAGGCTCTGGTCGTGCCCGAGTTGGCTTTGACATTGACGGGTCAATAGTGTACTGCCATGAGTTCGTAAATGCGAACAAGCTAACAGCACCTTATATGTCTACTGGGTCACTACCTGTGCGACAGTATATTGTGAACACAGGAGTCACCACTTCACCGTCTACTTTCCGCACAACGTGCGTCAGTGTTATGAGTGAGGGTGGCTTTCGTCAAGCTGGTGAATCTTTCGAGATTAGTAACGAGACGACTGTTCGAAATGTTGGATCGACAAGATCGCCCGTTCTAGCTATTCGCCCCGTCGCAACTATCAATGGGAAAGTTAATCGCAGCAGTTTCAGACTCACAAGTGTTGATGGGTTCACAATCAACAAAAATTGTTACTTTGAAGTCGTTCACGCACACGGCGTGACGGGTATAACCGGAACATGGACTCCCGTCGGGACAGATTCAGGGCTTGAAGCAAGCTATGATGTGACTGCTGTCGCGACATCAACAGAACACCCCTTCATGTCGTTCTATGCCGCAGCGGGTGGCAAAGGTCGAGCTAAGTTTTCGGGTGGTGGTGGTGGAACACTTGACATTGCTGATGAGCATGTACTGATAACGTTAAATAGCGCAGGGGCGCAAGATGTTATCTTTGTTGTCTACGCCACGTCGTTCACGTCAACGACAGATGTCACTGTGTCAAGCATAATATCTGTTCAGGAGTAGACGATGGCTATCTTATCTCTCACTGATGATGTCCTTCCGTTCCTTCAAAAGACGGCGGACGATAGTTATAATAACATTGCAACTACCCAAAACGCAGTTGAACAGTTCGTCAAATCATATTGTGATCGCGACTTAGAAGAGACCACATATGTTGAAAAACAGAGGTGGGGCTCTGATGGAATGGTTCGTCTCGACCAACGCCCTGTCACAAGCGTTGATTATGTGATGTCGGGTGAGGTTTCAGCAATGTGGGTTAAGAATAGTAATGCCTCTACCACCGCTACTGTAGCCGTTGCATCCTCTGGGCTATCGTTAAAATATAATGGCGTTGCTACTAGTGGCAATTTTACATTCGCTACCAACACCACGATTACATCATTGGTTTCTGCAATAAACACTGCTGGGTCTGGTTGGTCTGCCGGGGTATACACTGGGTATGGAGATTACCAATCGGCTTTTCTCCTACCTTGGTTTGGTCGCTCGGCCATTAACAGCACATCAGTCTCGTTGTTTGTTCCCATGAGTCATGCTTATGAATACGAGATGTATGATGCTGATGAAGCCATTATTGATATGTCATGGCTTGACCATATTGATATGTCATGGCAGATTACCAACCACCCAACAAGCAGAGTNCGAACATCTAATGTATATGTAAAATACACTGCTGGGTATTCAAGCTCTACGATGCCGAAGGATTTAGAATATGCAATCTTAATTCTGATTGGGCATTTGTATGGTAAAGCCACAGCAAGCGTATTTGGCGTTGAAGCGTGTAAGGTTGGGGATTACGCGAAAACATATTCTAAAGATGCTCCAAAAGAAGCGTTGGCTATCTTATCACAGTATAAGGACATGTCGCTGTGAGTTGCTTGTGTGGTCCAACAGTTAGCGTTGTTCATCAGACGGCAGCTTTTACTACAACTGCCTATGGGCGCACAGAAGTGTGGTCAGATGCTGAGACGTTTAATGCGATCCTCAACAGGATGGGTGGCGAAGAAGCGTTGCGCTATGAGAAGGATACTCCGCGCAACATGTATGTTCTTTACTGCGATACAACTAAAGCAGACTCAACATCTCGTTCGTTTCAGACGACAGACAGAATCAAATACGGCACACGACTATTTGATGTGCTTTCTGTAGAAGATCCGTATGAGCAAGGTTACTACTACAAGTTAAGCCTTGAGGAGTTGGTTGATGGCTAGTATGACCGCGAAGCAGTTTGAGAGATATGTGTTCGATCGCACCACTCGCAACATGGAAACGGCGATGGTTCATCTTGAAGGCCAAGTCAAAAGGAAGTTGAGTCAAGCTGGGTCAGGTAGAGAATACCAACGCCGGAGTGTCACACACAGAGCATCAGCTCCCGGTGCTCCACCTGCTCCTGACACTGGAAACTTACGCTCATCTATCAAGCACCGTGTTGATATTGCAGGGACGACTATAACCGGAGTAGTCGGCGCTATGGGCAAAGGTGATGAGCCGACATACGCTGTTGCCCTTGAGTTTGGGTCGCCCGGTCGCAACCTTGCCGCCAGACCTTTCTTGCGTCCAACATTGCAGGAAGAGAAAGTCAAAATTGCCACGATCCTCGGTAAGAGATGATATAACCTATAGGTTATACATGATAACCTATAGGTTATAATAAAGTAATGAGCACAGGAATTGTAGAGAATCTTGTAAGTGGTATTTACACAGTAGCGACCGGCGCGAATACATTCAACACTGCTGTTGGCGGGCGCATCTTTTATGAAAAAGCCCACCAATCAGATGGTGACGAGTTACACAGCTTCCCTTTCGCTGTGTTTTTGCAGGTTGTTGATTCACAGAGTGCGACATTCACAAGTGAATATGCCGAGGTAGATATTCAGTGGTCGATTTACGATAACAGTGCATCAGCACAGACGTTAATGGACGCCGCTGGTAAGCTTCATGACTTATTTGATTACAACGCAGCGGTCAGTGTGACGGGATGGACGATCATTCGTTTCGACCGAATGACACATATGCTGTTGCCGCGAGACGCTTTTGACATCCGTACCAGTACAACAACGTACAGAGTATGGGCACAGAAAACTAGCTAGTTTTAGGAGGATTTATAATGGCTGCTCTTTCGGGCAAAAACGGAGCCGTGACTATCGGTGGGACCGAGGTTGACGGAATCAAAAACTGGTCGTTGGATTATACCGCNGACACTGTTGAAGTAACCGATTACCAGTCGGCTGGTGTCGCTGAATATATCTCAACAATCACCCGGTGGTCTGGTTCGTTTGACGGCGATAAAGACGGTGCTCCGCAAGGATTAGGGACTGAGGT